AGATCTTTGATACCAAAACATAAATTACCTAAATACAAAAACCCTATAACTGGTAAAATCACCTTTGATCCTATGGAACATTAACAAGTGAATATTAAAAATATTTTATCTAGGAATCAGTTTGTAAAATTTTATCCTGATGAACATAGATATTACGATTTAAAAAATAATAGATATGTTGCAAGGTCAATAAGTGAAGTTGTAAGACCTAATGCTTTTGTTAATAAAAACATGGAAAAGGCTGCAGAAAGGGGTACAGCTATACACGAAGGTATACAGATATGGAGTGAAACAAAAGATATAGATTTAGCTTTGTCTTATGCAAAAGAATATACAGAATGGGTAGAAAATTTAATTAATTATCGTATGTGGAATACTTGGAATATTGTTGCTAGTGAGTTAAGAATGATTGATAGGGTAAACGATATAGCAGGTACACTAGATGCAGTGTTACAACATAAAGAAACTGGTTTACTTTGTTTAGCAGATTTTAAAACACAAGATAAATATAAAAAGAAAAATCATAGGTTGCAGATTGGTGGTTATGTATCGCTGTTGAATCAAAATTTTAATGAATTAGATTTATTTTCTTGTAGAGTTATTTATATAACACCAGATGAGATAAGAACAGAAGAATATAGCCCAAAAGAATGTATGTATGATTATGAAGTATGTAGAACTGAGTATTTAAAAAAGGAATTAGAATTAAAATAGGGGTTGCGTTATGTATGGGTATACCCTTTAATATAAAAACAGATTCTACAAATTATGGATTATGAAGAAGAGCTAGATTTTATTGAAATGCAAAAATGGCTTTGTAATTTTGATGATCCACATATTATGAGAGTAGCAAGATGCTTTTTAGAATTTATTTATCAATTACCAGATGATTATGAAGCTACAGAATATTCTGAATTTACATTTTTTTAGACTATGAATCAACAACCAGAACAGCTATTAAAAGAGCTAAAAGATTGGCAAAATAAAAAGAAAGAATGTCAAAATCAAATAGATGCTAGAAAAGTTATACTAGAAAATTATTTTGATGATGGATTTATATTAAATAAATTTGAAATTAATGGTATACAAGCGATTAGAAAACGTAACCCTGAGAAATGGGATTATAGTGCTGAATTAACAAAATATAAAAAGGAAATAAAAGACGTAATAGAAGAAAAAGAACAGTATGAAAGAGAAGAAGGGATAGCAAAAAAACAGGATACAAGTTATTCATGGAGTATTAGATGAACAAAATGGAAAAGATAGAAACAGCGTTAAAAAGAATAAAAGAACTTTTTGATTTAGTAATTTATTGGTCAAAACCAACAAAAGAAGAAGATTTATTAAATAAAGAATTTAAGAAAAGAAAAAAAGATTTGTTGAAAGATTTATATATACAATTAGCTGCGTTAGATGATAGATATATGTTTACTCATAAATCAGAATTTAAAACTAAAGAATATATGGTGGAATATGAGAATATAAAAAAACAAATACACGAGTTAGAAAAATGAAAAAAAATAAATTAACTTTACCAAGTATTAATATTATAAAAAATAGGTTTATATATCATGAAGATGGATATTTATTATGGAATATAGATGTTACGAATAACAGAATAAAAAAAGGCAGTAAGGTTAAAGGAAAATTACATAAAAGTGGTAAGTTATTGTATAAATATATAGGTATTAATGGAAAACAATATGCAGAACATAGAATAATTTATTATTTATGCAAAAATGATAATCCAACACATTTTGATGTTGATCATATTAATAAAAATACATTAGATAATAGAATAAACAACTTAAGAAAGGTCACAACTGCACAAAATAACACTAATAAAAATTTATATAAAAATAATACTACTGGCTACTCTGGCATATATGAAGAGAATGGTAGATATGCTGCTACTATTTTTCATAAAGGCAAAAGATATAGAAATAAAACACATACAACACTAGAAAAAGCACTATTAGCACAAAAAGAAAAACATAAGGAGTTTAAAAATGAACCCACAAAAAAATAAAGGGGATGCAGCAGAAAGAGAAGCAGCCGCACTCTTAACAAAATTTACAGGGTATGAAGTTGAAAGACGTTTTGGGGCAGGTCAAGAAAAAGATAAAGGTGATTTAGTTGGTATTCCTGATACTGTTTTACAGGTAGCTAATTGGAAAGATACAAACGCGGCTGTATTACAAAAGCCTAGAGAAGCAGAACAGCAAAGAATAAACGCAAAGGTAAAACATGCAGCTACATTAGTTAGATATAAAAAAAGACCAGGATGTGCAGAAGGTGATAACTGGCGTGTTGTTTTAACAATTCAACAATATGCAAGATTAATAAAATGAAAGTATTAGTTGCCTGTGAATATAGTGGTAAAACTAGAGATAGTTTTACTAGAAATGGACATGATGCTATGAGTTGTGATTTCTTACCTACAGAATCTCCAGGTAAACATTATCAGGGTGATGTAAGAGATATAATTAATGATGGTTTTGATTTGATGGTTGCACATCCATCATGTCAACATTTAGCGGTATCTGGTGCAAAGCATTTTTACAGGAAAGAAAAAGAACAGAAAGAATCATTGGATTTTGTGCGTATGCTTATGAATTGCAACATACCTAGATGGTGTATTGAAAATCCTATAAGTGTTATTAGTTCAGCTATAAGACCACCTGACCAGATAATACAACCTTACGAATATGGAGATCCATTTCAGAAATCTACATGTTTATGGCTTAAAAATTTACCCTTACTAAGGCCTACAAAGATAGTACATAAGGGTGAATTTTATATAAGTCCAAGTGGAAAAAAATTACCTGCCTGGTACAGCAATAGTAAAAACTGGAAAGACAGAAGTAGAACTTTTAGTGGAATATCAAATGCCTTTGGAGATCAATGGGGCGATGAAAATAGACTACCTGTACCAGTAGAACAACTTAGCTTATTTAAATAACTTGACAGGGGTATACCCCTAATGTATATTAAGAATGTACTAAACGACCGAGAGGTTTTCTAAATGCAACCAGAAGTAGCAGCCTACATAAAAAAGCTCCTAGCTGAAGATGAGTATCAACTTAAATCAGAAAGAATGGCTTTTGATAATGATTGTAAAAGATTAGGACGTATTACAAATCCTACTTATTTAAAAGAATCTAATGAAGAATTAGCACTTATTAAAGAAGCCTATAAAGCTATTAATAAATACACAAAGGATGTAGCATAATGTCTAATTTTCTAATGATGTTAGCAGCGTCAGGGTTGTTTTATACAGCCCTTTCATCAAGTCTATATGACATGACAGTTACAGATTGTAATGCAGGTATAGAGCTAGCTTGTATGGAGTTAAGTAAATGAATAATATTTTTAATATTTTACAAGATAAAAAAATTAAAGCTTTTACAAAAAAAAGTACAAAAAACATATTATTGTATGCTTTACATACAGATTTAGATGTTTTAGAGACTTTTGATCAACCACATTTCTTTTTAAGAAAACCTTATGAAGGAGAATTAGAATTTGCACAAAAAAACAACATACTAAAACAAAATATTTTACACGCTTGTTGTTCAGTTTTATGTTGCAACAGAAAAGGAGATAATTTAAAAAACTCACATACTGAAATTAGTTTTGACAGAGAATGCAAATTTAGAACTAGAACTTTTTTAAACAAAGAACAAAGTATTACTTTTTTTGAAGAAATTAAACCATATTTTTTTGATGGTATTGATTTATTTATATGTGAAAAAGATGCAAAAGCTAAGGAGGTAAACAAATGACTATTAAATTTCCTAAAACATATAAAGATTTAAAAGAAGCAGAATATATATATGATGTAGAAGTTTGCGATAGTGGTGTATTTATTTATATAGAAGAAAAATACATACAAGAACATGACGATAAAACAGCATGGGGTGAAACATCACTAAAAGATGCATTACAAATGCTAAAAATAGATTTCTGGGATTCTATAAAAAAATATTATAAGGAGGTAAACAAATGACATGGTATGAAGGCTTTGAAAAAGGTCAATGGAAAGCATTACATAAGCCTAACCCTAAAGTTGTACAAGATAAAAAAGATGCTAAACATGGTGATTTATGGCCTGATCCTAATACAAATTGTTTATATATGAATATGGGTCATAAATGGATGTGTGTAAATGATCCTAATGACAAAAAAAGACAAAATCAAATAGAAAAAAGAATAAAAGATATAAATGAAAGATATAAATATGAACAATGGCAAAAAGGCTATAGTTTTGGAAAAAAAAATAATATTGAAAATGAATATACATATAATGACTTTATGCAGAAAATTAGGATGTATGAAAGTCCAGATGGATATTTTAGTTGGGTGCAACTTATAAAATCTATTTATTTACCGAGTATTAGATTACAAACACCTAAACCTTTTATAAATGCACTTAACAGTTTTGCACCTGCAATATATCTAACAGAAGAATTATATAATGATTTTTTATTAACTGATATACCTAAAAATATAGAAATACCTAAATTAGTATTACCATCTTTCTGGTTGTTTACACCTTATGATTATAAAAGTTATTTAGTAACACAAGAGCAAAATATATATATTAATTATATGAAAACAGAAAATAAAGGTAAATTAAAATACTTTAGAGAAATAAAAGTAGATATAAATAATGTTGATAATAGTGATATAAAACAAAAAATTATACTAAACAGCCTTTTATATATGACAACTGTAAAAGAAGTACTCGAAATACAAAATAATGACATATTAGATATAGAACAAAAACCATATATATCTGAAGAAAGCGTAGAAACTAAGCCTGTTACATGGTTAGGTAGTGATTATACAAGACGTATTGTATATATGAATAAAAATGATAATGACCCTATAGAAATAGGTAAAAGAAGATCACCTAGACCACATTGGAGGAAGGGGCATTGGCATACAGTATTACAAGCACCAGGTAGAAAACAAAAACGTCTCAAATGGTTTAGACCATGCTTTGTACAACCTAAACAATTGCAGGAGGTATAGATATTTGTCGGGAAGCCTGATAGTTAGTACTTTAAATTTGCTAGCTTGAAAGTTATACAAAACCTTACTAAGAGAGAGAGGAAAGACAGGGCAGAGTCCTCTAATTTAGAATCTGATCAATCTCCCGACTAATTATTACAATTATTAATTTATTGTTACAGCTATTGCAAAGGGTATACCCCTATGTTTATAATAAGAACATACACAGCCGAGAGGTCTTCTAAATGACTAACTTTTTATATACTATTGAAACAGAAACATACGATAATCGCATGAAATATGCACATACAAGCAATATTGATACTGCTTGTGAGTATTGTAGGGATGCAGCTAGGGATGCTAATTATTCAGCAGTTAAAAATAATAATACAGGGATTTATGAGCTAGTTAAAAGCTACTAAGCCTTCCTAAATTAAACAACCCTTATCAAGGGTTTTTTTTATTGCAATCCTCTAGTTGAATTAGGGTATAATCTAGCCTTAATAAAATCTACAGCTTGATCATCCAAAGTATTATCTGTCTGTTTTACTAATGCTTCTAATAAATCTATTATTAGTTTCTTCATTGCTTTTGACTTTATAAATGCAAGAAGTATTGGCTTAAAAATTCTTACCATAATAATTGTGTTCCTTTACAAACATATTCTAGACGTTAAATTAAAATTGAACATTTACCACTTTATTATCTAACCCCATCACCTATAAAGTGGTATTTTATCTTCTTGGTTTTATCTCTGCAACAGCCAGTTCCACTTCTTTGAGCCTATGAAAAATTTCTTTCATATTATCATCCATAGAATCTATCTTATCTGTTAGTAATTCTATAGCAGTTGTATTTCTTACAAGATCATCCCTAGACTGCCTACCTCTATAACTTATCGATCCTACAGAAACAAAACATGCAGTTAACAATGCTCCACCTACTGCCGCTACTACTTCTATCACTTTTCTGTACCTTAATTTATAGCTATTATAGATTAAAAACTTATGTCAGAGCAAAAAGGTAAAAATCCACTACAAAAGCTAAAAGAAAAATTTGACGATAAAGAAGAACAATTAGAAATATTAGGTACTTTTATTAGACTTGGCGTCATGGTGTGGGCTGGTTTTATAATTAGCCTTAATTACATTACAATACCAGGCTTAACAGAGGATAGAGAAGTAAAAGATATAACCTTTATAGCTTCAGTATTTACAGGATGTTTGGCTTCTTTCAATATTACACCTGGAGGAAAAAAGAAAAAAGATAATAATGATTTAGAAGGTAAACCTATTGCAAATACTAACGGAAACGTGCAAACTATAAGAATAATACAAGAACCAATTAAAATTATTGGTGCTACTACAGTTGACCCCACTAAAAAAGAATGAAAAAATTACTATTTTTATTTTTAATATTTCCTCTACCTTTACATGCAGGCTATATTCATAAAATTTCAGCGTCAGCACAAGGTGTGATTGATGGAAGCTATTCTCAAGCAAAACGTATAGGCTCAACATATTCGATGAGTTCGACAGGTATCACTGCGGGAACAATGGGGCATTTAGATTCACCTGCACTTGATAATAGTTCAGTTTTAACAGGCGTTGCAGCGACACATGGCGCAGGGTCTTATACTCAAACGACAGCAGGGGCAGCTACTTCCTTCTCTGAGTCATTCGTGCAAGGTGATGCAGTGGTAACAACTGCAAGCGTTTCTTCTGGCGTTGTTTCTTCTTTACCTGTGACAGGAGACACTATTACATATTCTGGAGGATCTAGTTCAGGTCAATCTATAGGTATAACATCTGTTGCAGGTGGAACTATTACATTAAGTCCAGGAGCGGCGGGTTCAAGTGTTACAGGATCAATAACAAGCACAATTGAAATAGATTAATGAAACGCTTATTTATAAGCCTTTATTTATTATCCACTTCACACTGTTTTGCTATCCCTGTTATTCCTAATTTTTCTGCGGGGTCGAGTATTTCTCGAACGACTAGCTCACAAAGTACTAGAGAAATTATTCAATCTTATTCATATTCTACGGGTTACCAATATACAAGTGGCGGTTCTAACATTGAACCAGTAACTGCAAACGGGACAATAAGCCCTGAAGCAATTGCAGGGGCAACTCAAACAATTAACGGGGTAACATCAACGACAACAGGTATAAATTTACAAACAAAGCCTAAATGGAAACAAACAACAGCAGGGGCGGCGACACAATTCCATGAATCCTATATGAGTCCTGGTCTTAATTCATATGTACATATAGATAGATCCATAGAAGTGCAATCTGTTACTGAATCAACGTCAACGTTTACGCAATGATAAAAAAATTTAAATTTGCAAGTGTAATATTATTGTTCTCTGTTCAGTTTCCAAGTTATGCAAATACCAATATGACAAATAATCCCGTATCAAATTCTTCTGGTTCTGTGACCAATTTGGGGGTAATGAATATGCCGACAAGACAGTTTCAAAATCAAGTCGGTTTGCAAACTGTAGTATGTCAATCTGACACAATGGTTATACAGCCATTCGTGACTTCATCTGCATCATTTACAAAACCTTTTCAAGATTTTTATTTAGATCCTATTTATTCTGTAAAAGATACAGTAGGAGCTTTTGATGCAAACGGAAATGCAATCGGTGATGGTGATCCTGATAATGCAGGGCAAATTATAGGATATAGAACAGTAAGAACAGCACAAAAAGACACTTATAATATTTCGCCAGGAATCAGCTTATCTTGGAATATTTCTTTAGATCGTAAAGCGGTGAGATTATGTAGAGAAGCGCAACAAAGACAATCTGATTTAATAAAGGCAAGAGTAAATGATAATATGTATGCTCTTGAGTTAGGGCGTCTAAAAACATGCGGTGATCTTTTAAGCAAAGGCTACAATTTTAAAAAATCATCAAAATATTATAAATTATGCGAAGATATAGAACTTACAAACCCAAGTAATACTTTAATTAATCATCAACATTCTTTGAACTCAAAAGCTTCTGTTTCTTCAAACGAACCTTAGTTACCCCGAATGTAGTAGCTGCAACTGATCCTGAAGGTAAATATTTGTCAACTATATTTGTACTAGCCCATAATTCTACGCATTGACCATTAATAATTTCAAAACCGACAACTTTTTCTTTAGCTTGTGAATTACGTAAATCGCCGATTCTATATTGTTGATTTTTTGCAGGGCAATCTATTTCTTCAATTTGTTTTGTTATATCATTATTATTTTCTTTAGGTTTTGGAATATCTGGCGGCTTTACTTTTGTTAATTCTGGCGCTTCTGTTTTTGTATTTTGTTTTGGTGAAATTATTTTTGTATTAGGTGTAAAATCAGGCGCAAAATAAAATGGCGCAGTGTGATCGCAAAGAGCAACGTTGCCATCAGGATCGTTTGTAAAGTGATCTTTACCACCTGTTAGAGAATCGCGTACAACAGCACAAGGGGCATCAATAATAGGAATACTCATATCTATTGTTATTGGTATGTCTACGACTATTGGAGGAGCTATATTTAAAGGTTCTGATAATTCAATACTTGGAATATTTATTTCTTTTATTTCCAAAATTTAGAATGGTAAAACGTTACCTGTTTTGCTTGGGATTTTAGGAACTTCAGGAAGGTTTATATTACTAATAACTTCATTAATTATTTTTTGTTTAAAATCATCACTTGTAACCATTTTGTAGCCATAAACGCCTGCCCCTAAGATTGACGCGCTAATGATAAAACTTAAAATAGATAATATCTGAGAAATTTTTGCC